CACTACAAATGTAATTTATGATGATATTTCTAATCAATTTACTGGAATAGGACAAACATATAGATTAACAACTCAAGGAATCAATACTGTTGGATTAGGTACAAGTGGCGGAAATGGTATTGTTTTTATAAACAATTTCTTCCAATCACCATCTACTTTTAATAATACTTCAAATAATTTTTCAATTATTGAAGATAGCAATTCTGGAATCACTAGTATAGTATTTACTGGAATAAGAACTTCTAGCGATTATCCCCCAGTTCAATCTGTTTCCGATGTTAATCAGAATCAACTTCCAAGAGGGGGATTAATCATTTCCCTTGGTTCTACCCCAGGACTAGGTTATGCACCCCTTGTAGGCGCATCTGTCACTGCTGTAGTATCAGGTGGATCAATCGTATCTGTTGGTATAGGAACTACTGATATTTTGGGTTCTGGATATTATGGAACAGTTTCTGTTGGAGTTACTGATGTTTCGGGATCTGGGGCAAACATAACTGCTACAGTTGGTGTGGGAGGTACTCTCAGATTTAATGTTATTGGTGGTGGATCTGGATATTCTTCAAATCCAAGAATTCAAATCGCTCCTCCAAGTTATGAAAATATGCCAATTATAGGAGTTTCTAGATTGGGTATAGGTACAACAACTGCCACTGGAGTTGGACTTTTAATGAATGTTGAAGTTGGATCTAGTTCTACAACTGGAATTGGATCTACATTATTCCAGGTCAAATCATTTAAAATTACCAGATCTGGTTATGGATTTAATCGTGGAGATGTATTTACTCCTGTTGGTTTAGTTACTACCAAAGGACTATCATCACCATTGAAACAATTCCAAGTAACTGTTTTGGATGTTTTCAATGATTCATTTTCTGCATGGCAATTTGGAGAATTAAACTATATTGATAGTCTTAAAAATTACCAAGATGGAATTAGAAAGAGATTCCCACTTTACTATAATAATTCACTTTTAAGTATTGAATCTGGTGCGGGTTCTGAAATAGATCTTAGTTCAATATTATTGATTTTCATCAATGGTGTAATACAAGATCCTGGTGTTTCTTATCAATTTGACGGTGGAACTTCATTTACTTTTACAGATGCACCAAAAATAGAAGACAATATCTCAGTATTCTTCTATGCTGGAACAAAAGGAGTTGATTCGAAACAAACATCAGTAACACCATCATTGAAAACTGGTGATATTGTGCAAGTTATTAGAAATAATGATATTACTTCAACAATATCCCAAAATCCAAGAACAGTATTTAATATAACTTCTTCTGATACATTTGAAACTAATCTATATTTGGATCAAGGAATAGATACCGAAAATCCAAAACCTCTGTATTGGACAAAGCAGAAAGTTGATCAAACTATTAATGGTGAAGAGGTTTATAAGTCAAGAGATTCACTTGAACCTTTAGTATATCCTGCAGCAAGAATTATTAAAGATTTTTCATCTACCGATACTGAAATATTTGTAGACGATGCACAATTTTTCAATTATGAGAACTTAGCATCTCCGAATTTCAATGCACTTATTATTGACAGTGGCACTAGTGATCCAGTTTCTGCTGCAGTTACTGCGGTAGTTTCTGCAGCAGGTACAATTCAATCATTATCAATTACCAATGCTGGAAGTGGATATACTGGAGCATCAGTTACCGTGAAAATTTCTGCACCATTAACAGTTGGCATTTCAACTTCATTACCAATGGGAGTTGGTGTTGGTATTGGATCTACTGCAACAGCAACTATTACAGTTTCTTCTTCAGGAACTCTAACAACTCCAATTATAATTACAAATCCTGGATTGGGATACAGTATTAAAATGCCACCACAGGTTATTGTTCCTTTACCATCTATTTCCAATGAATCCATATTTGGAGTAATTGGTGTAAATGGAAAATCTGGAATTATTACAGGAATTTCGACTTCATCCGGAATTGGAACTTCTCTTGGATTAAAATTTAATTTAAATTCCGCAGTTGGATTGGCAACGGGATATCCAATTTATATTTACAATACAACTGTTGGAAAGGGAGTAACTTCTATTGATACTAATAATAATACAAAAGTTGGGATTGGAACAACCTTCTTAGATAATATCTACAAAATTCATGCAATTGATTTAAATACTGGAATTGTTACTTGTAATATAGATTCGAGAACTTCTATTGTTGGATTAAGTACAAATGGAATTAATATTGGTAGTTTTTCTTGGGGAAGATTGTCAGGATTTAGTAGAGATTCAAATCCAATTTCAATTGCAGTGAGTTATAAGACTATAAATTCCGGATTGACAACATTCCCAACTATCCAAAGAAGGGGATATGGATTAAGAAATACTGGTGGAATTACAAAATGATTTATTTTATCATAGTATAAATATAGAAAAAAGCATATTAATATGGCTGCAATTATATCAGATCAATTTAGGATATTGAATGCAAGTAATTTTGTAGACTCAATATCCAATACTGCAAACTCATATTATGTATTTTTAGGATTACCAAATCCTGGAACAAGTCCAACCACAGTAGGATTTGGAAGAAGTTCTACTTGGAATACGAGTGGTCAAACTCCAGAACCTGTAGATAATATCGATTTCCAAAATCATTATCATGATACTATGATTTTTGGTAAAAAAGTTACTAGTTTAAATGTTAGAAGACTTATAAGAAGAATTGATTGGGTATCTGGTACAAAATATGAAATGTATAGGCATGATTATTCCATTTCAAAACCATCACCAATTACTAATGCAACTAGACTATATGATGCTAATTATTATGTAATTAATTCACAATATAAAGTTTATATTTGTATTGATAATGGTTCTTCAGGAATCAATACCTTAGGCAATTCTTCTCAGGATGAACCAACTTTTACAGATTTAGAACCATCTAAGGCTGGAGAAAGTGGCGATGGATATCTTTGGAAATATTTGTTTACTGTATCACCTAGCGATATTATAAAATTTGATTCTACTGACTATATTGCAGTTCCGAATGATTGGAGTACTTCTTCAGATTCTCAAATTGTCTCTGTAAGGCAAAATGGAGATTCTACATTAAATGGCAATCAAATTAAAAAAGTTTATATTGATACTCCTGGTTCAAGATATACACAAGGATCATTTTCTTTAGATATTTTAGGAGATGGAACTGGAGCAAAAGTTTCAGTTGATGTTAATTCAAGTGGACAAATAACTAATACTATTGTTTCTTCTGGAGGTCAAAATTATACATATGGAATGGTTGATCTTGGAAGTATTAGTGTAAATGCAGGGCAGGCAGGAAAATTAATACCAATTATTCCACCTTCGAAGGGACATGGTTATGATTTATATAAAGAACTTGGTACTGATAGAATTTTAGTTTATGCTAGATTTGATGATTCGACTAATGATTTCCCAGTCAATACACAATTTGCCCAGATTGGAATATTAAAAAATCCAACATCTTTTGGATCCACTGCAATCTTTACAGATAATCAATATTCTTCATTATATTCTGTTGGATTAAGTAGTATCACTAATACTAGTATAACACCGATTATTGGAGAAAAAATTACTCAAACAATTACTGGAGTTGGTACAGCGGTTGGATATGTTGCTTCTTATGATAGTGAAACTAAGGTAATAAAATACATCCAAGATAGATCTTTATATTTTAACCCAGATGCTCAATATTTGGATCAAACTGATTATAAATCTGTTAGCACATCTGCAAATGTTTTAAGTTTTCAATCAAATTATGGAATTTCTTGCCAGACAAGTGGATTTTCTGCAACTATTGACACTACACTGAATACCAATACTAAAACTGTAGGAAATAAAATTATAAGTTTAGGTGTGGTCTTTACAAATGGTTTAGCAAATCCTGAGATAAATAAATCATCTGGCGATATTATCTACATCGATAATAGACCTCTAATCGCAAGAAATTCTAGACAAAAAGAAGACGTTAAAATTATCCTGGAATTTTAAAAAATGGCACAAAAAACCAATCTCAATGTAAGTCCATATTATGATGATTTTAATTCATCTAATGATTTTTATAAAGTACTATTTAACCCAGGTCGTCCAATTCAAGCTAGAGAATTAACTACTTTACAGTCAATTCTACAAAATCAGGTAGAATCTTTTGGTAAAAATATTTTTAAAGATGGATCAGCAATAATTTCTGGTGCAACAACATATGATTCTCAGTTTTATGCCGTAAAATTAAATCCAACTAATTTTGGGGTTGATATATCACTATATGTTGATCAATATATTGGGAAAAAAATAACAGGACAAGTATCTGGAGTAACTGCGATTGTGCAATATGTACAATTGCCCAATGACGATATAGAAGATTTAACAATATATGTAAAATACTTAGATTCTGACAAAAATAATGAAATTAGTTCATTTTATGATGGTGAAGCATTGTCATCGAATGAAAGTATAGTTTATGGAAACACTACAATTAATTCTGGAACAACAT